AGGGCTTTGGCAGTTTGATCTCTCCTCGGCTAGTGGCTCAGTCCTTCCTGAGCAGGGTGGGTTGGTGGAAACCTCTTTATGTATGAAGTAACTATAAATCATAAGGCTGGGAAGAGGGTATATCCTGTTTATACGCAGGAAGAGGCTAAAAAAGAGGGTATTAAGTATGTTTACTGGAAACATGCTCAAGAAGGGGATTATGGCTGTTCTGATGATGGGAGGGTATCTGAGTGCTATTCAAGGAAAACTCCTCCAAAAGGGAAGGTATCTTCCTCTGGTTATGATTATCTCAGATTTGGAATGGGGACCACATGGGTGAATAGCCCCGAGTTTTATGTGAAAGGCAGGTTGAGTGTGCATACCTCTAGTGGAGAACATTCATTTACCAGGGATATGCGGACAAAGAAGGCAAAAAAGCTTATAGACCTAGTAGCTAGGAATACTCCTGTAGCAGAGGCTATACAGAGGGTTATTGGTCCTAGCAAGAAGGCGGATTGGGACAAATGGTTTAGAATAACAAGATCAAGGGAGTTTAAAAAGAACGTGGATGCAGATAGAGAAGCTATTCTTCAAGATGCTGGTATTACTGATGATGCCCTCGCAGAAGCTTGGATAGAGTTAAAGAGGGATGCAGAAGCTTTAGGTGACAAAAAAGAGCAGTTGAGACTTAGACGGGGTATACTGCAAGATTTGTCTGGATTTAAGGGTTGGGGCAAGGAAGATAAGGTCAGATTGAAGCATGAGCAGATAGAGGGTGTCTTTGATTCCAAGATGCTGGGTGAAATTATGCAGATAAAGGGTGCATCAAAGGAAGCGGAGGGTACTGTTGAGCAACTTACTCAGTCAACCAAGTCTGACGAATCTTGATGGCGAAGAGAAGTATCATTTAATACAAACGGGTCTGGAACTTGCTCGTAATATGGGTAAGTTTGGTCAGACCTGTTTTCCTAAAGCCCTCAGAAGAACAATCCCTGATTTTCATCAGGAGATATATAAAGCTATCCTAGATGATAATCAGAAGAGAGTTATGATAGCAGCTCCTAGGGGAACTGCCAAGAGTACGGTCTGTAGCCTGATCCTTCCTCTTTATATGGCTACATTCAAGCAACCCAAGGATGATTTGTTCATAGTCATCATATCTGAGTCCCAAGCACAGAGTATTAACTTCTTATCTAGGATAAAGTATCATTTAGACCATTCTGAGGTGTATCGGACCCTATATGGAGCAAAAGGTAGTGATACAGCTGCTAAATGGACGGGAACTGACATTGTTCTCAAGAATGGGACAAGAATGGTAGCCGTGGGTACTGGACAGCGTGTCCGTGGCTTTATTCAGGGAGATACCCGTCCAAACTTGATTATAGTGGATGATTTCGAGTCAGAACTGAATGCTGCCACCCCTGAAGCTAGGAGTAAGAATAGGAAGTGGATGACGGAGGCTGTTATCCCTTCTCTTGCCGATGATGGAAGAATTATCATGATTGGGACGGTTATTAGCGAGGATTGCTTCATTTGCTGGGCAAAAGAGTCTTCTGCGTGGAAAACCTTGTGGTATTCGATATGGGACGAGAATGAGAAGCCTATATGGAATGCGAGGTTCCCAAAGGAAAGGATTATACAGATAAAAGAGGAGTTTGAGAGTGTTGGCAACCTGAATGGGTTTTATCAGGAATATATGAATATAGCACAGTCTCCGGATGATGCTCCCTTCAAACCAGAGTATATCAAGTTACATCACTATGATTACGGAAGGAGAGAGGGGCAAAATTGCTTGATAAAGAAACAGGGGGAAACAGAGCATGTTAAACCTATTGAAATTTATTGTGGGATTGATCCTGCTAGTAGTCTTAACCCTCGTGCAGACTTTTTTGTTATTTCTGTCATTGGCATTGATAATGACAATAACAAGTATATCGTTGACCTATTCAGGAAGCGTATCTCTCCTGCGGACCAGCCGAGTAAAATTATCGAATATTTTAAGAAATATCATCCCAAAAGGATGAAAGTGGAAACAACTGCGTATCAGGAAGCGTTGAGAGCAAGTACTCGATCTCTCATGTTAAAAGAGAATCTATATATCGCTGGTTTAGAGAAGGGCATTAAACCCAGGACTAGGAAGTCAGAAAGATTGATCAGTCTTGTTCCTATGTTGGCTAAAGGGGAGTTTTTCTTTAGACCACAGGATTTGACGGCACAACAGGAGTTCTTATCTTATCCGAAGGGTAGGAACGATGATATACTAGATGCTATATGGATTGCCCTAGAGGGAGCAACTCCTTGTAGAAGGAAAAAGATAGAAAAACAGGCAGATGACGGTTTGGGAAAGAAACTACTTGATTGGATGACAATGTAATGGTAAATTCGCCCGGATATCTACACTAAATGGCATACGGCAAAAAAGCTAAATCAGGGAAGAAGAAGGTCGAAGAGACCCACGAACTCTTTAAATCTTACTCTAATAAGAGAGAGCCATGGGCGGAGCACGCTCAGGAAGATAAAGAGTTTAGGTTAGGGAGGCAGTGGTCCAAAGAGCAACGTATCAAACTTGAAGAGAGGGGACAGGCTGCGGTTGTTGTTAATAGGATACATCCTGCTGTAGAGGCTGCGAAAGCCATGCTTACCTCAGAAAAGCCCTCTTTCAGGGTTTCTCCTCGTGAGGATAGTGATAATAGGGTCGCCCAGACCATGAATGGTATCCTAGAGTATATTTGGCAGATTTCTAGCGGGGACGATGCTCTCAGAACTGCAGTCGATGATTACTATACGATGGGTATGGGGTTTTTGTTAGTTTACCAAGACCCCATGTCTGATATGGGCAAGGGCGATGTCAAGGTTCGAGACATTGACCCGCTAGATGTATATGTAGACCCCAATTGTCGAAGTAAGTTCTGTGATGATGCTGAGAATATGATTATTTCTAGACTATATACTAAAGAGCAGGCAAAAGCTATATATCCAATGTATGAAAAGGCTATAGCCAATGCTGATACTGAGCAGTTTCTTACTGATAGACCAAAAACTCTACGTCAGGATGATGGGGAACTTTCATTCCCAGAAGATGATTCCACCAAGACAGACCTTGGTTGGGGTCAAACAAACGAGTATGTGCGTGGGTACGAGAGATATTATAAAGAGATGGTAGACCATTATAGGGTCTTTCAGAAGTTTGATGGTAAGGAAGACCTCTTAAATGAGGAAGATTTTGCAGATTACGTTGAAAAGAAAGCTTGGGTTATAAATGGTCAGATTGTTGGTGATCCTGAGATAGCCACTCAAATGATGCAGCAGATACAGGGTACTTATACTCAGGCTCTAGAGCAGTCCAAGGCTCAGGGAGTACCGGAAGAACAGCAACCAGAGATACCCGAAATACAAGAGATAACATATCAGGAGTTAATTCAACAACAGCAGATTGAGGTTGTTGTTGTACCTACTGTAAGGGTTCATGTTTGTGTGATTATGGGTAATCAGTTGCTTTATCAGCGTGCTCTTCCAATTAGTGAGTATCCTCTTGTTCCTCTTATGAATATTCATACAAGGACACCTTATCCCACGTCTGACGTGAGGATGGTAAAGGGTTTGCAGGAGTATATTAATAAGACGCGATCTCTTATTATTGCACATGCGACTACCAGTACGAACCAAAAGATTTTAATTCCATCTGGATCGGTGGATATGAGGGAATTTGAGACAAAGTGGTCCCAGCCTGGTGTGGCTATTGAAGTTGATTTTGATCAAGGACCACCTGTTTCAGTTGCTCCTACTCCTCTTCCTAATGAGTTATATAATAATGAGAAGGAGGCGAAGTCTGACATAGATCATCAATTAGGGTTATATGAGATGCAGATGGGTAATTCCCAGGCTGCTCCACATACTTACAAGGCTACGGTTTCATTGGATGAGTTTGGTCAGAGAAAGATGCGATCTAAACAGGCTGACTTAGAGAATTGCTTGAAAAGAATGGCTCAAGTGATTATACCACTGGCACAACAGTTGTATACCGAAGAAAAGATTATTAGATTAGTACAGCCAAATAACTCAATAAATGAGTTCGCTGTGAATAAAAAGTTGTATGATGACAAAAGTCAAGAGGTTGGGGTTATCAATGATATTACTACTGGTTTATATGATGTAGTGGTTGTTACTGGTTCTACACTTCCTACTAATCGTTATGCACAACTCGAGATGTATATGGATGCTTACGAGAAGGGTGTTATAGACAAATTCGAGGTTTTGAAGAAAACCGAGATATTTGACATGCAAGGTGTTCTTGAGAGAACAGATACAGTGACTCAGTTACAGCAGCAACTTGAACAGGCTCAAGAGGCAATAAAAGATTTACAAGGTGACCTGCAGACAAGAGAGCGGGAAGTTTACCACGCGAAACAGCGTGCAGAATTAGAAAAATTTAAGGCTCAATTAGACTCAACCTCCACTAAAGCGAAAGCTGCGGGAACAGTCTTTGAGAAACGCCTTAATGACGCAACGGGACAGATTGGTAAAGAAGTCAGAGAGGCTTCTAAGCCTGAAGTAAAAACCCCTTCACCCCCTAAAAAGAAGTCCCGAGGGGCAAGGAAAACGTAGGAGTCAACGAAAATGGCTGATGAAATCTCGGTACAATCGGACCCTTTGGTTCAGGAATTAGCTGATACCCAAGTTAGTGGGGACGTAGGTGCCATAGAGGACATACTCTCAGGTGGAGATTTAAGTAGTGATGTTGCACAAGCATTTGATCTACCTAGTGATACACTTGAATCGGAAGTCCGACAAGACTCACCCGAAACTGCTTTGGTTAATAGTACGGAAGCAGCTCCTCAACCTCTCGCTCAACCCGATAATGAAGCTGTGCGGTTTCAGTATTGGCAGAGCGAAGCTGATAAAAGACAAAATGAATTGGACACTATTAAGAAGACCAATGAAATTCTTACTAATCAACTTACCTCGTTAGTTGGGAATGTGCAACAGCCCCAACAACGACAGGAAGAAGCAAAGGTTGAAGAGTTCCCACCTCCCCCAGATAAACCAAGGCGACCACATGGATATAATCGTGAGGAAGCATATAGTGATTCGTCAAGTGAAAGTGCTCGTCATTTAGATGAGATTGAATCTTGGCGTGATGATATGGATGAATATAATCGCCTACAAGTTGAATATAATACAGCAGTCGTTCAATCTGAACGGGAGCAGTATCAAGCAGCTAGAAGGCGTGATGACATTCAAAGGCAGGAAGCTGCTCAACAAGATCATCAGATGAATGAATTGAAGAATCATATTCAGGGTACGTACAATGCGGATGAAAATACTTTCAACGACTTTGTTCGTACTATGTCAAATCCTGCATCGCTCAATCCCGATAATCTATGGAGGTTATATCAGATGGATAGGGGTCAGACTGTTCCTGCACCACCTGCTCCAGCACCTAGTGCTGCATTCGAGCAGACTCGCAGAGCACAGTCAGTTCCTAGTCCTATGGGCGTTCTACCGAGCCAAAATGTTCAGGTGTCTGATCGTTCGGTAGAAGATAAACTAATGGATAGTATTATTGAAGACCAAAATAGACTGAACATTATTTAGTCTTTTTTAATACCAAGGTAAGGGGAATGTACCATGGC